CAATGACTGCAGGATGGTTCTGGGACACCCACAAACTGAATCAATTTGCAGATGTCCGAGATTTCAAAACCATGACGAAAAAAATAAATGGTGGATTCATTGGTCTAGATGACCGAATCAAACATATAGAACACGCTATGCAGGTTCTGACTGCTTGACAAAAACACCATCTGCATTCAAGTAGCCTTTGCGGTCCTTGATTTCTTCGTAAGCGCCTTTAAAGCACTCTACAAGATCAAGATCTGCACAGGCACAACCCATCACTAGGGTTACAAGAATATCGCCATAGGCATCTGCCATTTCAGCTCGATCGCCTTTTAGAATTGCATCACGCAACTCATTTAGCTCTTCTTGTGTCTTGAGTGCTTGTGCCATTGGGTTGCTGTTCTGGACAATTCCACGATCAGTTCCCCAAACAATTACTTGCATTTCTGTTTTTGCGAATGACATTTTTTTCCTTATATTGTTGTAAATTCGTGAAGTTTTCTTTTTTCTAAAACATACGCTTGATGAGCTTCTTCTGGAGTATCAAAATAACCTATGTTTTTAACTTTTCCATTTATTGTCAAACTAGTTCTAAAACGATTGTTTACCTGATAAACACCTTGATAGCCTAGTTTGTTATTTTTTCTTGGTTTTCTTTGATTTTGCATATTTTGAGAAGGAGTAGCTTCTCTTAAATTTTCAATCCTGTTATTTGATGGATTGCCATCTATATGGTCAATGTGAAGTTTAGGAAGTTCACCTTTATGCCACAACCATATCAATCTATGTAGCTTGTAACTTTTGTAATCAACACTAGCCCCAAAATATCCATGATTTAATTTAGAGCCTAGAACAGTTCCAACTATCCATCTTTTGCCATTTCCATTACTTGCTCTATTAGTTTTTCTAATCAATTGTCCATCTTGATAGTCAAACAATTCTTTTAATCTTTCTTGCGTCAACATATAGCTCCCCAGCCATAAAAAAACCCATAGAGACAGTCTCGGCTAATGCCGTGGGGAGACACCGCTAGTACGATGCAGACTGCCTTTATGGGCTTACTAGAATATCTCTCCCCAGAGATGTCTAAAAGTATATAGCAATCTCAATCTTTTTGCACGACATCCCATTCCCTTTCATTTCTGCCTGAGTTTGATTTAACAGTATTTCCTGTTAACTCAATTAATCCTAAAACTTTCATTTCGTTTAAGCGTCTAGCCACTTGATTTCCATCTAAATCTGTCATTGCAGCTATACCATCTTTGCCCAAAGCCCCATGCGTTCTCAAGCAATCTAGGATGACCTGGTGATGATGTTTTACAGAATCTTTGATCTCTTCTGCCGCCTCAAATGATGTTACTGGATCTGAGCTTCTCACTCTTGGAAACTCGCCAATTGGAAACATCGTCTTAAACATTTTTTTGTAGTCCATTATTAACTCCTGTTGAATTGTGGTGGGGGTACTCGCTGCGTCTGTGGCAGTCTTAATTGGACTGTGTAATTCCCTACATTACTCGGGTCACAGCATCCGCTTTCCCCCCGAATATTAGAATGGCATATCGTCTGGCATATCATCAAAGCCTGTAGATTTAGACCTTGCTGATGGTTTTGCTTGTGGCTCCTTTGGTGAAAGTGCTAGTCCCATGAACTTGCCACTTTTACCTTCTTTAATCCATGCAGACAACCAATAGTCTTGACCATTGACTGTAATATTTCCTTTGTAGTCAGGATGGTTACCTGTCTCTTTTTTATCGTTCTTAAATAGAACACCTGAGTTGTCACGCTTGTCCATTAGATTTCCTTTGCTTTCTTTAACGCTGTACGCACTTTACTGGGAAGCAGGGTCCAGAGAGCTACTTTTTGTTCGCTATCTAGATTCTCTGATTCCAACTTAACCCAAGCTTTCTTAGGTTCATCTTGCTCACAAGTAGCAATCAATTCAACTGCTAACTCTTGCAAGTACTGTAATTCCTCTGGAGGAATATTATCTGTTGCACCTTGTGTTGGTGTAATCACAGGGGCTTGTTTCTCCTCCTTCAATGGAGCAGAAGAATCTAGTGCATCATGCTCCACAATCTCAAGGGCTGATACATATAAATATCTCCGTGTGTACGTCTCAACAGCGCCCAAATTTTGTATGGGATGGCAACCTTTTAAGTTAGCTTCTGCCATTGGGCTTGTCAAAGCAATCTGAGATCCATCATCTGTATCTGTGATGCACATAGTCGCTAACTCTTTGTCAAAAGAGATCACACTACATAAACCGATTTTGTGGAAGATTTGATTGATTGTTGGTAGAAAGTCGCCAAGTTCAAAGTATTGATACCCTGCAAACTTATTGTGACCAGACTTCTTGAGTGGTGCGGCTTGCAAGAGGATTCTTGCTTCCATTAACTTCTTATGTACGCCCATGATATTTTCCTTAAAAATTATTGTTTAACTCTTCATCAATGATTGCTTTTTGATCTTCAATGTCTAGGTCTTTAAACTCTACCCAGTGATTCTCTTGGCAGCAGTGCCATTTGTCGCCTTTTGGCTCCATGCAGTAACAGCAATACTGAATATCAGAAAATTGCTCTCTATATTGTTCAAACAAGCTCTTCATTGAACTCGCTCTACTTTCTTTGCCAACAAATATTTGTCACCAAGATTTCTGACAGAACGAACCCATTGACGCTCGTAATATCTTTTTGTCTGCTTGTCAACACAATACCCTTGAAACAATTGACGCACATGACGGAGTACTTCAACATTCATTAACCTTCTCCTGTTTTGTTAAGGTGTATGGACTTTAAACTAGTTTTTTAAATAAAAGTATTAGGATAAACCCTAATAGACAGGACCTTGTAAACAACTATATTAATCGTATGAACATCGAACAAATTGAACAAAAATGTGCAGAAACATTGCTTGATTACGCAATCACAATGTGTACTGCTTATGTTGACGAACCAGAGGACTTCAATGCTGCAGTTGTCGCACTGCTAGTCAGAGCATTAGAAAACCATGTAAATCGTCCAATCAACATCCAGGAAATGTATCAATGACACAAGCAAAGGTAATCAAAGCACTCCAGAATGGACCTTTGACCTCACATGAAGTAGCCAATTTAACTGGTATGCCACAGGCAACAGTACTGTCTACTGCTAAAAAATTACGCAATCAAGGTAAATTGACCACAGAAATAGTCAAAGTTGGCAAACACTGGGTGGCTCAATATACGCTAGATGATGATCTGCTTGAGTACAAGCCGAAGAGAGATGACGAGGAAACACGCTGCAAGCTGAATCCTTTTGATATTCGCAATGCAAAGGGTATTTTTACTCCTGCTGAATATAGAGTGATGAACGCTCAAGCCAAAAGGTTGTACAAAGCCAACCCTGATTTCACAAAAGAAATCACAAATAATCAATTTATTTAAAAAAGGTGTTGACATACACAAAATTTGTGTACAATGAAATTGTTGCCGTAGGAAGCAATAAATTGAAGCCGTTTACTCATGCTCTCGCCCTTGGTTTTTACTTTAGGGTTCCTACCGAGGGCAGTAGTAAGCGGCTTTTTTTATGTTCTACAGCTTCCGTACTCCACACGAAAGTAGTGCATCTGCATGGATGGCTTGGAAGAGAACACCGACATCAGGACACACCCCCTGCTTGCCGACTAGCGTTAGTTAAGCGACTAGTAAAGCATTTAGTACATCGGTGGTAACAAGGCTAAATGTATAAGCGAATTAACTCGTCAAGCGCACTTGGGGCGTTTTTGTATTTAAGTTAATAGGAGTTCAGAATGAATACTGAAATGCTTGGAGAAGGTAGGATAGAAACCCCTCTATCCACCCTTGGAGAAACTATGTCTAAAGAAAATAGGAGTCAATAAAATGGAAAAATTTGAGCTTTTTTGGCAAACCTGGCCCAAGTCTTTTAGAAAAGGTGGAAAGGCTGCCTGTCTAGTGAAGTGGAAGAAGTTCTATTGTGATACTTGTTCAGACCAAATCATCAAGCACATAGAGTGGATGAAAACCACAGACGCATGGAGAAAAGACGATGGCGCTTTTATTCCTGCACCTTTAGTCTACTTAAACCAACAAAGATGGGATGGGGCAGAAATCCCTGAATCATTCGGGATCAAAGTTGAAGTACAGATTGATCCTGCCTTGGCAAAGATTGAGGCTGATAGAAAAAAAGCCACTCCTATGCCTGAACACATCCGAGCCAAACTTGCAGAATTAAGGAGATAAAAATGCCAATTTACTTACCCGCAGAATACGAAACAACAGTTTCTGGAACAGGCGATGGTTTTGTAAGTTTCACGCAAAAAAATTTTGAGGGTGAAGAAATGGTTATGTATTTATCACTACATCAATTTGAAACAATTTTTAACCATGAAAAAACAATTGTCAGAGAGGCGTTGAATTCTGATGTCGCACAATGACGCAATGAAGCTTCTAGACAAGGTCAAAGAGGGTGTGCCTTACCCTCTTCACTTAATCAACAAAGCTCTAGAACTAACTGGTGACTTAGAGTAAACCCCTATGGCGTACTCACGCAAAACAATATCCAATGAGGGCGACAGAGTTGTTCTGGAGAAAGCCGAAGCTAGGGAAATATACCGAACTTGGCAAACAAACAGAGATAACGACTTTGTGCGGTCCAGACTTGAGCGTTGCGAAAGAATCTACGGAACTGGAGCAAGAGATCGGGTCAGAAACTATATGTCTTTAATGAAAGTAGGTAACCTTGAATGAGTTGGCTTTATTCGCAGGTGCTGGAATGACCAAGGAATATAAATCTTCTGAGTACATGAGAGAGAAAGCTAAAGCATGGCGTTTAGCTAATCCTGATCGTGTTGCTTTTTATCGTAAAAAAAACAGAACAAAAAACCATAAACAAGAACTTGTCAGGAAATATGGTGTTGACTTTGACTGGTTTGATAAACAATTTGAGTTACAAAAAAAGTGTTGTGCGACTTGCAACAAGCCATTGGAATGGACTGATAAACAAAACACTCCTCATGTAGATCATTGCCATTCAACAGGAAAAGTAAGAGGAATTCTTTGCAATAGATGCAATACTGTTTTGGGTCTTTGCCTTGACAACAAAGAATTGTTTAAAAATTTAATAGGATATTTGGAATGTCATGGTTAATAAGCAAAGCCTTAATGAACTCGCACTGTTTGCAGGGGCAGGCGGGGGTATTCTTGGGGGACAACTTCTCGGATGGAGAACAGTCTGTGCCGTTGAATGGGAGCCATACGCAGCTTGCGTACTTGCCGCCCGACAAAATGACGGCTTTCTCCCGCCTTTCCCGATTTGGGATGATGTTCAAACCTTTGACGGAAGACCTTGGAGAGGAATTGTTGATGTCGTATCTGGAGGATTTCCGTGCCAAGACATCTCAATTGCAGGAAAAGGAGATGGACTTGATGGGGAAAGATCAGGAATGTGGCGAGAAATGGCGAGGATCATTTGCGAAGTGGGACCAAGATTCGTCTTTGTGGAGAACTCACCAATGCTCACTTCTAGGGGACTTGGAACCGTTCTCGGAGACCTTTCCTCAATGGGGTTTGATGCGAAATGGGGAATTGTGGGAGCAAAAGACATTGGTGCAAACCACCAAAGGGATCGAATTTGGATTCGTGGAGAAGCTACCAACTCCGCAAGCATCGGACTACCGAAGCAAACCAACGAGCGCCTCTTGGAAAGCAAAAGGGGGAGTGAACTTCTGTCTGAGCAATCCAGAGATTCAAGAGACCTGGACCAAAGATCCAGAGTTTTTTTTAACTCCAACAGTCATGGACGCTCTGCCACCAAGGAATCCAGAAGCCTTGGAGCGCCAATATCAGAACAACAGGAAGGGCAGATCAACTCACTCAACTCTGAGGGAGCAGGTGGTCTATCCTCCGCCAAAACAAATGTTTCCCACTCCCAACGCATGGGATGGCAAGAGTGGTCCTCGGAGCGAGGAGCATCTGAAAACAAAGAAAGCTCAAGTGACACTGGTGACGGCAGTAGCTCAACTAGAGAGGGAGAACTTTCCGACACCATGTGCGACAGACTACAAGGGGGCAGGTCAGTCGGGGCAACTGAGGGACAGATTGGACTACGCTGCAGAAAGGGGCGCTACGAAGAACAAAACATTTATGGCTCCAGTAGCGAATGGTGGGCAGTTGAACCCGACTTGGGTAGAGTGGCTCATGGGGTGGACGCTAGGGTGGACAGACTTAAAGCCATTGGTAATGGACAAGTCCCGCTCTGTGCCGCAACAGCATGGGAACTCTTGAAATGACAATGATGACAATGTTCATGGTTTATGGGGAGCCAGTAGGTAAGGGTAGACCAAGGTTTGCTAAACGAGGCAACTTTGTGTCTACCTACACTCCCCAGAAGACAAAGACCTATGAAGACGAAATCAGGATGATGGCTAAAGCCGCAATGGGTGCATCAGAGCCATTAGAAACGCCTGTAACAGTCGCAATTTATATCAGAGTTGGAATACCTTCATCGTTCTCAAAACAAAAGCGCAAGGATGCCCTGGCAAACATTGAGAAGCCAACAAAGAAGCCTGACGCTGATAATATTGCAAAGTGTTTCTTGGACGCAATGAATGGAATTGTTTACCTTGATGACAAGCAAGTTGTAAATCTACACATTACAAAGGTCTATGCAGAAACACCTGCAGTTGAGGTATTGGTTAAAGAAGACTTAGGGTAAGTCCTAATAGAAAAAGACAAAATAATTGATAAAGTGTAATTTTTAACAGGAGTGAATCATGGAAAAAACTTGGGAATTTGACACAACAACAGGCGAAGGCAGTGAGATCGTTAAAGTTGTTTACGAGTATGAGTACGATGGCGAGACTACATACAACGAGTCAATCAAAGAAATCTGGTTTGAAGGTCGGGATGTAATTGGATTATTTTCCGATACTCAATTTAAAGAGCTTGAGATGGAAGCTGCAATGCGTTTCCAAGACCATAAGTTGAATTACAAATACAAACCATGAACTATCTATCCTGTTTGCCAAAGCAACCAGATGCTAAATGCGAGAACTGCAAGCGCTACAAATTGGCAGAGGCAAAGTACTTTGTTAATGTCAAGAATTCAAAGGATAGTGCTTGTATCTACATACCTATTTCTTTACAGGTGAAGACATGACACGAGATGAAATCATTGAGATGGCTAAAGAAGCGGGAGCTGCGGTAGGAAGACCAGCGCCTAATGCACCTGAGATCGTTTTTACACAATGTTTAGACATTTACCAATTTGCCAAGCTAGTAGCACAGAATGAGCGTGAAAAAAACATAAAAATATGCCAAGAGTTGGCAAAAGACATGACTCCAGTCGCTGAATTTGCAGCAAAGTTATGTGCTAAGTCTATAGAGGAACAAGCATGACTCAGACTGAAGCACTCAAATTAGCATTGGAGGCGTTGGAGTATTTCAGCGACACATCGCCCAACATGGCGGGTAAAGCACACGCAGAAGATGCCATCACCGCCATTAAAGCCGCACTAGAAGCGAAGGATGAGCCTTTTGGCTACTTTAGATATGACCTACGGCTTGACGCATGGGTGCAAAGCCGTGACAGCAATCAAGGTGTGGCTTTCTACACCACCCCACCACAGCGCAAGCCACTGACGGATGAGGAGGCATCAGAAATAGGACAACAAGCCAATCGGTTTGATTGGTTGACAGATTACAGCGAAGCAATTGATTTTGTAATTGAAGCAACAACAACCAAACTCAAGGAGAAGAACAAATGAATATTGTTGAATTTTTATTGGCATTTGCGGCTGTCGTTGGAATTGGCGGGTTTGGTTTTTCGTCTGGTTATATGTATGGCGTTCGATGGGCACTTAACAAATATGCAGAAATCGAACAAGCCAAACTTAAGGAGAAGAACACATGACTAGGAAACAAAGAGCGTATTTACACATCATCACTTTGCCTTTTGTTATTTCAGCGGCAGTTGAATTTTTACCTGCGTGGCTGTACTGGCCTATTGCCCTAATTGGTGGAATGGCTTGGCTTGGCTCTTGTGCAATTTTGACTGAAAAGGAAAACACATGACTGAATGGACAAAAGAGGAAGACGAAGCATTTAACGATGTTGAAAGACAAAGCAATCTTGGCAAGCAGATATTGCGAGACTTAGGGCAGCCATACCACTTTGATGTTTATGTCTCTCCATCACAAAGAAACCATGTGCTAGAGGAAATTGCTTTAGAGTTTGACAAGATGAAAGCATTTGGCACTACTGGCGAATCATTTGCAAGTTTTGTAAGGGGTATGAAAAAATGAGCAAAGGTTCAAGCCCTCGCCCTTTTCAAGTAAGCAATCAAGAATACTCAAACAGATGGGATGCCATATTTGGCAGAGATAATGAGAAAGAAAACAAAGCGCAAAGTCTGGAATCTGATCGATCCACTGACTCATGCAATAGTGGGAGCATCAATAACTCAGAGGGACAAACTGGACCAACTCAGACTTCTTGAGTACTCAGCCCTTGATGCAATGACCAAAGGATCTGGAACCATACAAGACTGGCGTACTTTGGTAGATGTACTAAACCTATCAGAGATGATGGCAAGAGGTGGAGTGGGTCCAGAGGTGCTTCCTATTTGCCAAAAAGCACAAGACAGCCTTCACAAGGCAGCTCTACGCTATGAAGAAACCAAGAAGATGGGACTAGATGGGCAAGGAATTGTCGCTATCCGTGAATTGATAGAGTATGCAGACCTACAACAATCCAGTATTTCTAGGTCTGAATTTGAGAAATACATTAAGAAAACAAAGAACTACATCAAGTCACATGGCGACAAAGTAGTAGAGATAGTTTGATTCTGTAGCTATAATTCAAGCCATGAAACAACGTGGCGGCTCCAGAAAAGGCGCTGGTCGAAAGAAGATCAGCGAAGAGGGTAGGACTATCCGAGCAAGGGTAGCGCCTATCCACGAACAAGCATTGACTTTGGCAGGGAATGGTTCTCTGTCCGAAGGAATTAGGCGTTTAGCAGAAAAACATTGGAGATTGATTCATGGAGAGCCAGATAAGCCCCGACAAAGCAATTCAGTATTTGATCGATACCGCACCCTTGTACGCAAAAGCGAAAGCGGATCGCCTGTACTTGGAGGAGTTCCGCAAGTCAAAGAAGGCTCAACTGATGAGCCAGGCAGGGACGGAAGTCTTGGGTAAACAAGAAACCTTTGCTTATGCCCATGAAGAATACATAGAAATCCTAGAAGGCATCAGAGCTGCTGTAGAAAAGGAAGAGAAATATCGTTGGTTGATGACCGCTGCCCAAGCAAGGGTGGAGGTGTGGAGAACCAACCAGTACTCAGCAAGAATGGAAGTCAGAGCAACACAATGAACAACAAACTGAACAACAAGGAAAGATTACACCTTGCACAGGTAAAGTCTCTTCCATGTTCAGTATGTGATGCGTCAGGACCATCAGAAGCCCATCATGTCAAGCAAGGACTTCAATACACCTGCATAGCCTTATGTCCTGATTGCCATACCAACTCTGTTCTTGGATGGCATGGTCAGAAAAGAATGTGGCATATTAAAAAAATGGACGAGCTTGATGCCTTGAACATCACAATCCAACGACTTCTCTCTGCCAGGTTTGAAAATGAAAATCCATTCTGACTTTCAAACTTTCAAAAACTTTGACTTTCCAAAAATTGGTTAAATCAAGTTCTAAAAAAGCAACTGCGATTTTTCCCAAAAATGGTCCTGTATTAGGGTTTACCCTTAGTTTTTTGTAAGTAAGTACTCACTAACCTAATCGATGTTAGTTGGTACTCACTAACTTAGCAGCGAAAACTAGTGCGTGAGACCTGGTCCAGAACCTATCTAAAATCGATTTTAAGGGCTTTTTTAGCTTACTTTTTAACTTTCCTATGGTAGGTATGCATCAACTACAAAAAATGGCTTAAATCAAAAATCCCAGGATGTAAGCACTCACTTACTTAAGAGACCCAAAAAAAGAGGTTTTGAACCCCTTTTCTTGGATCACCTAATCAGAGAGAGGGCAATAATTGCCAAAAATCCTTTGGTGAAATGCATAAAGCTTTTGAATCGGGATCATCCAAAGATTGCACCCAGTAGAGACAATCACCCTCTCCTATAACCTCATAAAGGTCTGATGCATCCAGTAAAAGTACCCCAATTGCCCCTTTCATTTGTCCAATTTCATTGTGCTGCACGATTGGATTCTCCTAAAAATTTATGCAATTCTGGGTTTTTTTCTTGTAGTTCCAAAGTGATGTAACGCCTCAGGACCAAATCTACAGTTTCTAAATTTTCCCCTGAAAAGTACATCCCTGCTAAATCCCCGGTGTCTACTCCTATGGTATCTTGAATGTGCTTGCAAGCCATGTCTAAGGCTTCTAAGGCAAGCTTAGAGACATCCTCATTGGTCATGTAGTGCCATGCCTTCATTTGTCTAACTCCTCTTGAATGACTGCCATAGCTAAACAAATATCCTCCCATTGAGAATCAAAATCTCTATTGTTTTCAGGGATTAATTTGTCTCTATATATATATAAAACATTCCAAATAATTCCGATTTGTTCATCAATATCGTGCATTTTATAACTCCTCAATATCTTTTAAATAATCAACTCTTTGCTCATGGCATTTTTTTGCAAGCTTTAATAATTCCTTAGAATCCTCTTCATCTAATCCATAGTATTCTGAGAATCTCTCAATAGTGAGAAAATTATTAACCCAATCAAGATAAAGATCTGCAAGGGTATCTCTTAAATAAACAATCTTTTTCATATTAACGCCTTTTAAAACTGTTGATAAACAAGTGTTCCACTATCTGTTTCGCCAATATATTGAGTGTGGTCTTTTAAATGCTCAATAATTCCATTTTTTCTTGATAAATCATTGCCTCTATCTATATATTCACTTTCAAAAGCATCCTCTAATGCGTAATCTTTGATTATTTCTTCAGGAAAAGCTTCAGAATATTCGCAACAAATAGCGATTAAATCAAATTCAATCTCTTCGCCAGTATCTCTTTCGTATTCTTCAAAGTATTCAAACATTAAGATTAAAGCACTCCGAGAAAAGTTATCAGGACGCAATCTATCAAAAGCGTTTATAAATTCGTGGCAATTAATTGTTTGTTTCATATTTACACCTTTTAAAAAGAAAATTTAGCGATAGCTGCCCTAGTTGAAAGTCTCATAAACCAATTGGTCAATCTCGGACTGTTTAGTGCCTTCTAGGAACCTCTCAAGGGCTTTGGAGGTGTGGTAGCCATACCTACCGCCTCGTCCTGTGTCGTGGTCACAAGCCCATCTTGTCCATTTGGATCTAACAATAGCTTCTACCTCTAAGTCTGAGTAGCCTTTATTGAGAAGCATTTGAATAACTGCCTCCCAATTCTTGAACCTATCGTAAGAATAAGCACCTGAAGTTTGTTCTGCCAATAATTTGGCTTTTTCTGTGATTTTCATTATGCGTCCCCTTCATCAATATCCATCCACTCTTCAATTCTCTCTGTACCATGACAAAGTAATGATTGAATAGAAGACACAATCATTTCTGCATGATATTTATTAAAATCATCGCTTTCTTTTTTAATTTCTTCTTCAGTCATACTATCCCATTTAGCTTTCATTCTCCTGTCAAAAGCATAGTAATCGTAACATCCTATTGGTGTTGAATTTTCCATAAATTATTTAGTTTTTAGTTTATTTGTAGTTGTTCGCCCGGATAAAAAAGTTGAATATCAAAGTCCTCTGCCGCCCATCTAATGATGCTCTCAAAAAACTCATTCAATTCAATCTTATTCATCGCTGATGTAGGTTTCATTTGTTGCCCTATTACTTCACCTGTGGAAGAGTTTACCACATCAACCATAGCAAACTTCATCTTGCATAAATCTTTCACCGTAGCCATCTTAAATTCGTTTCCAAGCGCGTTAAGTTCTTGTGTGAATGCTGTTAGCAATACATGTAGGAACTTGTTTTGTTGGTCACTTCTTTTAGCTGATAGTTTTTCGATTGAGATAATACATCTCTTACCTTCCAGCTTAGCTAAAGATTGTTTTATGCCTTCGGTTGCCTGCTTAGACAACTTTCCATTTGTTACTGATGTGATAAACTCTATTTTATTTGCCATTAGATTAATGTTTTAAGGTATTCTCTGCAAAGTTTAACTCTTTCTATAATTTTAGCTTCAAGTGATAGGTCTAAATCAAACGCAAATGACTTCACTCGCTTCTCAGCAGGTATATCATCAAAGCGATAGTTTGGGTACATCTGCTCGTATGATTCAGGAGTCCAATCTTCTGCTTTGCCACCACTTTGGTAGTATAGCTTTTTAAGGTCTTGCTCAATCAATGCTGTAGGTGTATCA